GTTGCTGTTTGTAAAAATCATTTTTATCCGACATATTCTTCACCGTCTGATGTATTGATTCCACCACATCGTCATTTAATTCGATAAATAAATAGTCTGCGGACAACAAGGACTTGTATAAGTCAATCGACGACAGACCCGATAGTTCGTCGTTATTGGAATCCAGTGATACAAATAGATTGTAGTTGTAATTCCGATTCAGGACGGTATAGAGATGTGCCAATTTACAGATGAAATAGTTGGTCTGATAGGGTCGTCCATAGTGTATTAATGTCGGTATCATCTGACGTTCGACGAATAGAAAAGGGTGACCATTCTTCCATAGAAATGAAAGAAATGTCCCGAGTGTTCTATCATTGGATTGACTGAATTGTCGTATCGGATAGGTCTGTTGAATATAGTTACAGTAGGAATGATACATGCATTCTTTGTCAAATACATAACGACGTTTTTGAAAAAACATGACGTGATGATGCGCGATACAACATATACCTTGTTATCGTCTAATATTCAAGAAAAGAATACGCGAACCGCGAACCGCAATGCACCTATTTAAAATACGGACGACGCGCATCTTTGTCTCCTTCAAATGCATAATCCGCCGATTTTAAATTCGGATACATACCACGGTTCTCTTGGTCTTTACAGCAGTCCGTACCTTTTCCGTCGATGCACTGGTAACAGACGGCACGGTCTCCCTCGCGGTATTTCATCGGCGAAATTTGGGTTACACCGAGTGGCATCTGACAGACACCATCATCGCATCGACCGAATTCGTTCGGATAATTCTTATTTGCCTTGTAAAATGGACAATCTTCATTACGACGACACATCGAATCCCATACACCAATTGACTTGTACGGTGTTCCATCTGGACTATATAGTATTTCACATTCACTCTTTGACAATGCAAGTTTCCCGAAACATCGTGGTATATATTTCTTTTCAATATCGCGCATCGACATTGCATGTGCATTCACCATCTGTCGTATTTCTGCTTCGTCCCATTTAGGAATTCCCTCCGATGCTTCTGTTGATGAATAGAGATATCCTTTGGCCCCCTTGTATTCACCGATAACGGGATGCGAATTAATACGAACCGGTTTCATTCCTAGAAATGCCTTGGATGAATCCGTGTCGCGACCTTGCCATAACTGATTTTGTAGTGACCAATTCGAACGATATTCGTAACCTTCTAAATAGACTGTATAAATTGCACGAGTCGATGCGACTACGCGAACTAATATATACATCTGACGGTTATCTGTCAATAGTAACTGTGCTTCAATTACGCGCTCTTTCGATGACGGGTTTTCTCCTGCTTTTAGAAGACGCCAATCGACGAGGGATAATTTGCATCGGTCAAGGATATTGGCACACTGCATCTTTCCATCCACACGTGATTCGAATTGTGAATTAATCTGACGATAAACTTTCTGTATAACCGGGTCGAATTCATCAAAGTCGATTTGTTTTCCTTGTTTCGATGCCGGTTTATAATAATCGTAAGTAAATCCCGGTAGTTCTACGAATCCATAACGCTGATGAATCGCATCATTCTCTTGTTGTTTCTTGATAATCCAACTTAATAAGTCCTTGTATTCAGGGTCTAACTTACGACCTGCAGTCTGTGTTTTTAACGAATGGACTCTGTCCGACTCTAACCCGGTGTCTGCATTAATGGATACATCGATGGATGATTTTGTTTGTGATTGCGATTGCGTACCAATGCCACTGCGTGACTCATATTCCGCACGTTGTTCACGCTCTCTCTGTGTATAATCGTATGGCACTTTCGATGGTATCATTGCAAGTAGTTCTTTCCATTCATTTGACAATAGAATCGTCGAAGGGTCAACATATTTCTTATTATCTAATATGATTGCGGTAGAGATATCGATGACAATCATCGAATATGGAATCATCTTTGTCGGTATTGCAATCGAATCGTTCGAAAAAAATAGGTTCGCAATCGGAATACCCGAACGCGCTTGGACGAGTTCTGACCATTCGGGAACCCATGGTCGGTTTCCGACGAATTGTTCAATTTCATAGAGTGCATCGCGGGTATGTTTGCCATCTTCGATGTCTCGGACTTCCGTCTTATAAATCCATAGGATGAACCAGATGACGCATATACTGATTGCGAAGAATAATAGTAAATAATAGAATCTCTCCTTTTTTGAATAAAGTGTTGGCATATTGCGTCAATGACATCAATAACTTATCATATAGTTACATTTTAGTCTTCTTCTGCTTCATCGATATCATATCCTTCGTCGCGTTCTCTTGCATCTGCACGAGCTGCTTCTTCTGCAACTGCATCCGGCATTTCCATGAACATCTCTTCCGCAGAACGAACGAGTTCTTCATCCAATTTAGCAATCATATTACCGAGGTTGAATGCACGTGATACTTTACGAATACTCTTCATTTCCGTGCTCATCTTTTCGAAACGTGCTTTACGCGAACTGTTTTCTTTTGCCCTCATCTTTTTAATGATTTCATAGGATTCTGCAGTGATACTGTTTTCAATTGTCATTGTCTGAACAATTTGCGATGCAATTTGGCGAAATACGGATGATTGCAATTCTTCTGGGATTGCCGTGACTTCCATTATCATCGAGTAACACATGTATCGAAGTATTAAACACATCCACATTGGATGGAATACCGACAAACGCGAGATGTGGTGGTCTGTTCCATACAATGTATCGATACTGACCATACGTTCAATATATCGGTCTAATGCAGACCATCGCGCAACCCGTTCTCGTGCATCGGGTTGGAAGTGGTATCCTCCATATTTACTATTGTATTCACTCAAGTATTGTATCATACCAGCACGTAAATCACCATGTTTCGCATCGTCTTCGGACGGTATCGGATTGCGAATATAAAAGAGTTCCTTTTCAGACAGTTGCGGAAGAATCGTATTGCGGATGACTTGCCATAACTGATAGAGGACATGCAATTCGTTACTAGCATTTCGTGATTTATAATAATGCTGACGGAACTGTTGTTCGTTCTTACGAAGGTCGTTTTCAGGGAACCCTTCAATCGTCAATGTTTCCGAAATCTGACGTTCAACGTCTTCATAGACCGGTTTTAATGACCCAATCGTCTTCAATTGCGTTTCGAATTGTTGAATTGCCGTACGGTTGTTCGATACATATTTGCGATACATATCCATAATTTCGGTAATTAGACGCGATGAACGGTATCCACCTACCAATTCAATGTAGGATTGTTCCAAGAAGTTTGTATTGTATCCGTCGAATTCTTTCGTGTCTTCCATATCCATTAAAATCGCACGTTCCTGACGGACCTTATTGACTTGTTCGACAATTTCTTGTGATAGAACATCTGAAGGTAACAATAGACGCAACCATTCATAGAATTGCGACTCGATAAATGCAGTTTCTAATTCGACCGTTGTAGGAAGGCGACTGCGATTGTCTAACATATTATAATCGTTAATCGATAATGAATATCGCTCATTCTTCAAAATGAGTTGGTGTAATTCGTCCATCGACAATGACTTCATACGTGAATTCACTTCGTTTTGTATATCCGCCTTGAATTTACCGGAGACAATGTCAAATGTACATGTTAATTTCGTAGGTGTGCTATTTGGGTCACTCTTGTTATAATCCTTGTTTGGTTCCGCGTTCATATGTAGAATCACTTGGACTTTGAATTTGAACCATTCGTCTGTCTTTTCGAGTGACTTGTATGATTTATATTTTTCACGCAAGAGTGCCTCGAGACGGATTGCAATTTCGCCATCATCGACTTTCAATAATTCATGTTCCGGTTCTTTCGTGTCATTATCGGTATTACCGCTACTACCGTATAGGTCCGCATAGATTTGTCCCAATAATGCGAAATCGTCATCTGCAATTTCACGATAAATACGCGGAATTCCCACGCGATTCTTCTGTGCATCTTCTGCAAAATGGACTTGTAGATTCAATTGCATCCATTTCTGTTCCATGTTCTTTCGTTCAATTGTAGAACGGTCTGACTCAGGACGACCTATCATCAGTGCATCGACGACGGACATATAATCTTGTAAATTACGTCCCATTAATTTCGGAACGATGAATTCGATGGTATTGGCAGGATTCGTCATTTCCGACATTTGTTTGTCATATGCAATCTGTAATTGTCCATATAATTGAGCAAGTCCGTCGATTTTTTCTTGCAAGTCACGTGCATAGTTCGATAAGACGGAATAATCATCGACATAAGAGACATAAGCTGCACAACGAACATTGCGTTGTGGTTGGTTACGTAGATATTCATAGACCTTATTCATATAGGTCGTCGATAGATTATCCGATGTAATTGCGAGTTCGTCACTGTATTGAAGTGATGGTAAGAAGGTTGGCCAATATCCGTATTGTTGTCGGTATGCTTGTTCGCTTTCCTGACGTTTTAAGAATTCTTCTTTTTGCACATAGCGTTGTTGGATCGTCGATAACGTTCCGATATTCGTATAATGTTCCTGAATACGCTGATTGAATCGTTCGCTTGTTTCAGGGAGGTCGGCAATCTTCTTGTTTTCATAGATGAAGTTAATCACAGTCAATATATTGGTGAATGAGGTAGTGCTCTTGTTTTCTACGAGGTGTTTACGCACTTCTTTTGAGAAGAATGGGACGAGTATGGATTCGTTATGGTAAAAGTCGTTGAAGATTGATGTCTTGTCGTATTTACTCGTCTTACGTTCGAAACCGGAACCTTTCATGACGTATTCTGGTGTCGATACACGAAGGATATGGATGAATGCAGCGATCGCGCGTTCTAAATAGATAGTAATCGATATACTGCTCTTGAATTGGTTGATATCTGCAGGTTTTAACTTTTTGAATATTGGCAACTTTTCGACAATGTCCATGGATTCCTTGAATTTTTCATCATAGACGCTCTTTTCAATATGTCGAAATGTCAATTGAAGAATGGAAATATAGTCTTCCGTGGTCATATGTATCTGTTTCACGTATAAAACGGACCGAATGATTTGAGACACTGCATTAATTGCCACAAGATCGACGATTTCCGGAGGACTTTCGCGTTGTATTTCACGTGTAATACCCGATTCGACTTTTTCGAGTTCTTCGATATCTTCATAATCAATCACGCGTTCGCGGACTTGGATTGCCTTTTCGTCGCGACCGAAACCTTCTGCACCGGAATAACGGCGAACATCGATGACTTCACCACAATTCTTACATAGGATTTGTTCGGAGAAAAAGGATGTTCCGCTTCCCCATTTGTCTTTGACTTCGGTTAATAGACGTTCCTTTATTTCATTGGATGCAAACACGTTTTTACGGAACGCATCGTGGTGACAACAGATTAGCGGAATATTGACACCTTGGACATTGTAGAAATAATAGGTCGCGGTCGATGGATTCGCCTGGTCAGGATGGAATGGTGAATTCGTAGGGAATGTATCATCCGTAATGTGTTGTTGCTCGACGAATTCTGCGGTGAGTGCGGTATTGTAATCGATACCATATTGACGTATGAACTCGTTGAGTTTTTGGTATTGAATATCGATATCCATGATTTGACGGATACGCTCGTATTCTTGGAGGACGGATGTAGGTGGTTTCACAAGAGGAATGCGTGTTCTCATAGATACTGTGGATTCTTTGACGTCTTCGACATCGGCTGCAATATTCGTCTGTTCTTTCGTGAATTCAATGGCACGTGTATAGACAGTTGATGGTGCATAGGTCTTGCTACGGAATTGTGCTTCAAATAATAAACTATGATAACGTTCGTTGAGATATTGGAATAGTTGTTGAATATCGGAATCGACCTGACGATGGAACTGGACCATTGTTTTCACCATTTCTTCCTTACGCGATATCATGATGAATTGTGCGTAGATATTGCGCATTTCTACAGGAATTTGGACGTATTCCATTGGAACCGTGACACACTCGTTGGATTCCATTTTATCCGATAATTCCTGGAATGTCATATGTAACCAATCGAGACTCATCTCAATGTGATGACCCGATAATAAGTCGCGTTCCATGCGTATCCAGTGTTTTTGAGTTCGTTGATAATAACTCAATTGACCATTTTGTGATAACATACAGATATCCCCGTCGATAACGATGCGTTTCTTTATACCAGCACCTTTTGCTGTCTTCACAACACGTTCGACGTTTTCCCATTTACGTTGGATTTCCGCATCACTGTCGAATAGATAGAGGTCACGCAATTTCTTCTTGAATTTGGTAGAGGACGGTTGTGAAGTTTCGCCGACGAATTGTTGATAGAGTGCAACATCTTTCGCAGTTGTATCAAATGATTCATCGAAGTATATGTCGATGCCGTTATCCGCATAGAGACGGTCAAGACGCGAATAGACTTTACAAATACGAACGCGACCGCATCGTGTAATATATTCGCTGTATTTCTTACGTTCTGCTTCGTAGATATCGTAAATGTCCTGGCGATAGGAATGTAACTGCTTCAGTAACTTTTCAGACGGATAATAAAGTTCCCTGCGTTTTTCAGGTAATTGGTCCCATGCAACGATTTGCATTTCGCCGTTATCAACATCTGCGATGCCACCGGTTTCCAATTCATATTCGGTCTTGCCATACGATTCGAAGGATTGATGAATATACCGTTTATATTTAAGCAGTTGAACAAGGTGAAATAATTGCAACAATTCGCGACCTCCACTGTTGTGCGCATTCAAGTTCCACATCATCTGTATTTCCTTTAGTTGATTTGCATCGTATTGACCATACATTGCGCGTCCAAAGGATGCATATTGATTGATGCGGAATAATTCCATATATAATTGGAATAACTTTTCAATCGTCGCAGACATAGGATCCGACGTCGATTCATATACAGAGAATTGACTAAACACCTTGTAGAATTCGGATGCTTGATTTGCCGTATTCGTATTTTGACTGAAATATTGGACGAGACGGTCGATGATCATTGGTTTATTATCGACATTGAAGTCCTCTTCCGTTGGTTCTCCACCGGTTAAGAATCGCAATAAGACCAACAACGTTAATTGCGATGACTGATTGAGAATCATACGTGTTTCTTCTTGGATGATAAATCCGAGCGATTCATCGGTGAAGTCGTATTGTGTCAATTGCGTCCCTTTGATTGCGCGATGGCGTAACCAACGATGTTGTTGGACTTGGTGTAATATCGTGTCAATCTTTTGTAATTCACGACGCATCATCGCCGTCTTGCGTGATTGTAATTCCCGGGTAGAACGAATCGAATCAACGATTTCGCCGAAATGTTCCGCAAGGTGCATCTGTTTCATATGTTTGTCCGTTAAATCGCGAACATTCACATGATATGGGCGTAATACGACTTGTAAATCGGTCAAGTTTCTACATTTTTTAATCGATGCACTTTCACGGAAGACGATGGATGGAATTGATGGAATGACCTTTTCGACCGTTTTCGTGTAATCGTCTTCGGTCATCGAAAACGTCTTATATGAATCATCCGAACCGGTATAGGTCGTCGCATCGAACAACACATAATAGTCTTTTTCATCGTCGATGTTCTTCCAGTCAAAGTTGCGATAGGCAACGATTTCATACGTCTTGTTCGGTCTTGTGCCGTCCGTTTTAATCACAAACGATTGTTCCATACGTTCATGTTGAAGAGTATTTGTTTCATATTGGTATGGATAGACGGTACGTTGTAAATCTTTCGACGAAGATGCCATTAGACTCGGTGTATAAGAGGAATAGTGCTTTGTATATTTTTCATTCGTTGATGATTCTGCACCGTCGCGTCGTTCGACAATAGTGCATTCTTCATGCGGTGCAGTAATGATACGTCGATGATGGACGGATGGAATGAAAAAACCGACGATGCAAACTTCTTCACCTTTAAAGGACGGTAATTCACGTTTTTCTACATTCGATGCATTGTATTTATAAGGCGCATGTTGGATGGAACGGAAGAAATCGGATTTCTTATCATCGTCTGCGTAGAATAAGTCTTTCACTGCACCGGAACCTGTACAAGTTTTAATATTGCGCACACCGCCAACGACTTCGGTATAATAATGTTCAGAATAAGTGTCTTTTAACTGATAGACTTCGGGCATGGTGTAACGATATTGGATTGTGTTTGCGGAACGAATTGCACTGTCCGACGGTTCGACGAGTTGCATTTCTGCCTTACCCTTACTCTTTTTGACTTGTTCGCGTCTCTTTGAAATTTCTCCAGCAATTGTCGTTGGGTATGATTCGTCGGACCAACGATTCGGAATAGTGGTTCCGCGAAATACGAGAGTTGCGTTTGGTAGCACCGTTCTGAAATGTGGAATACCTTCCATTTGTACATCGACGGGGTTTTGATAAGGAAGTAGAACTGGGTCGACCGATTCTTGAACACCGTCAATTTCGACCATACCACCTTTCAATAGATGATACGTGAATTCGGTATAGTTCATCTTTCCTGCACGTCCGTAACTCGACAATGCATAACGGCGATAGAGTTCCTTGACTGCACGATATGTCTTTTGTATATCCTGGAATTCGTGGAACATAAAATCATCTCTTGCGACATTGTCTCCTTGACGTAAATAGATTTTCTTTGAATCTGCAACAATCGGGTAGATACGTAATGCGTCATAGTGACCCGATGTAACACGTTTCGTGATTGGATTTATATCAGTATCTTGATTTTCTACTGCAAATCCGCGAACGGGATGTCCGGTTCCATCATATTGACGTGTTTTGCGCACGAGGTCTTGTATGAATTGACTTGCGCGAAATGCATCTGATAAATTCATTTTGGAATCGATTGATTGTAATTCTTGTGCAAGTGATTCAATCAATTCGGTTTCGTCATATTCACAGTCGTATTCGGGAATTTCGATAAATTCATCCATTTCATATTCGATTTCTCCCATTTCACCTTCTTCAGGAAATTCGGATGTCACAGTTTCATCTGCACGCGATGGAACAAATACGGTCGCATATTCTTCTTTTATAGGTTCTCCGTCTTGTATAGGACTGATTTCCGATTCGATTTCTTCTGCACTATCTACACCGACTTCTTCTTCTTTGACTTCTTCAAACGACTGTGGCGCATCCGGTAATGATTCAAATGTATCACGACGTGCGATATCGTTTGCAATATCTTCTGCAACGGCAATACGTCCACTTTGACCCACTGGAATTTCACGTTTAACAGAAATTTCTTCGATGGATTCGCGTTCTGCAAGAATTGCACTGTCTCCTTGGTCTTCTTCCATTACAGGTTCTTCCGACCCGACCGATTCTGTAGGAACCGTTAAGGGTAGTTCTTCTAAAGGTGTGCCGTCAGAACAACCGCGGAAGACAATATATGCGATGTTTTTACGATTATTAATCGGTGATTTCAACATGATGTCGAGACGTTCCGGAAGACCATTGACGACGGTTTTAAATGATGCGACACGTCCAAGTAGAATGCCCATATATTGATAAATGGGATAATCGACGGTTTTTGTCGTCGTTGCCCTTATAAATTCTTCACGGGTCAATAAATAACATTCGATACGGTTTGGAAGAATACAATTTAATTGTGATTGCGCAATGTTCGTGATTTCCCTTTCGAGATTGAGACCGTATGTATAGAGTGCAATAACCTTGTATTTTTCCATAATGACAATGATTTATAATAAGATGATATATTTTATTCTATTATAAAGTTTTCTGCATACTATAGTAGATATACACGAACTGTTTGTGAAACAGACTAATTGCAACTACCGTAACCATCTACCATCATGCATCCATTATTAGAAACTATACACATTGACAAATTACAAAACGCAACGGAAATGAAAGACGCAATCGAACAACAGGGTCTTTTAGTGAAATACGATAGTGATGTCGAAAAACTAATTGTGAAGTATCCTGAAAGACTGCGCCATTCTACATCGGATGCAATCCGTAAATCGCGTGGTATCATTATCGATACAGAAACTCGCGCGATTGTATGTCCGTCACTCGATGGTGCCGTATCCTTCGAGGAATTTGCACGTCGGGTTCCATGGTCCGATGTCGTCATCGAACGGTGTCATGATGGGACAATGTACAATGTCTATTTCGACCCACGTTCGGATTCGTGGCATTTGGCAACGAAGTTTCATCTTCATCCAGAAAAGAATTACTACCGAAGCAAAAAGTCATTCTTTGAATTATTCAATGACGCAATTCCATTTGACCAATTATGCAGTGTGTTAGATAAGGAATGCAGTTATGTATTTTTATTATGTCATCCGGAAAATCGCAATGTCACACTGTACAATGAAGCGAAATTGTATCACCTTGAAACCTGTCATGTCAAGACATGCGAACGTATTTTCACGCGCATCGAAATCAACGGTACTCAAGTTCCACCTTGCGATATATTGCAATATTGTGGTCGCGCAATTCAACAGGGTCATCGTGTCATTCCATCCTATGAAGGTATTAATGAATACGTCGATACGATGCATTGGAGTAATGCGGGACTCATGATGTATTCGAAGGACCGTCAATACCGTTGTCATATATTGAATCCGCGTTTTGAAAGTGTGCGTAACTTTCTCGCGGGTCATACAAGTTTTGAATTCTTGTGTATGAAAAAGATAAAAGGTGAAGTCAGTGACGAAGAATGGTCACGTGTATTGAACTACTACCCGGAACTAGATGAATCGATGAAAAAGACGATTCGTGCATACAATACATTTGTCGGAACTATTTATTCAATGTATGTGCGTATGCGTATAAAACACGAACAACTCGATGTTCCAAAAGAGTGGAAGATGCTTCTTTATTCCATTCATACGGATTATCTTAATACACGTCATAGTGTAGCGGTGAATGACGTCCACGTATGTCCAAGTTCGCGCTTTACCATTACTGTCGAGTATGTTGCAGAAAAGGTATTATCCTATGATACTCGCTTGATTTATTCATGGATTAAGAATTATTTATAAAGGAATCCTATCAAAAAAATATATTTTGATAAGAGTCTGTTGTGTCTATGACCACGACATGCATCTATGGCATGAGTAGAAGATGATAATTGTGGATGGAAAATAGTCCGATGGCATTGATAGTAATATGAAGTAATGAATGGAATATTGACGATATCCATAGGAATGGATTGTCTTTGTTATTGCCGTCATCCTTGAATTCCGGATTACTGCGACATGTCGTCCAATATTTATTACCATAATAGAGCGTTGCATATCGCAATAATACACCGGACACAATCACTGCAATAATCGTTTCTAACCAATAAAGCGGTTTGTATAAAAATAGACAAAGGAGGTATATACCGATAGATAGATGAGTCACACATATATCAAGATGGCGTCGCCAATTGTTGATAGGATGATACCAATATAGGATAGAGGTCATCCAAATGAAAAGAATACAAAGTGTCGCTAAAAATGGATTATATGGATTATACTAAAATATAACATTACACTTAAAATACTGATATAAAGATATGTTCTTTTCTATTAAATAGAACATAATAGTTCCCGGATAATGATGTATATCCGATAATCGATTGTAATCTCACTGTAGATTATTAATTGGAAGATGGTTTAATCTATTTAATCCATTTTTGACATCTGCAGGAATCACGTAAATTCCTTTATAAAAAGCATAGACCGCGGTGATAAATGTTAGATTACACGTCATGAATAATATACAATGCTGGTCTTTATTGACGATACGTCCGTCTTCGAAATGGTCCATGTGTGAATGAGTAACTTACTAATATAGTTGATTTTTTTATTGATAATGTTCAAGTATCAATAAAAAATATTGTTTTATGTGGCATCGTTCGTGACGTCCTCCGCATGTCCTCTACATGTCATCTACATGTCACTATATTTTTCAAAATAAGTGTCACCGTCCATATTTTCATAGATGACTTCGCGTAGTTGTGTTGATTCACCCTTTCCATTGACCAATGTAGGAACTTCTGCGATAACGGCATTCACTTGTTCGACGAGTGCAGTGATAGTCGATAAGAAGTAGCAGACACACACAAGGCGATATAGTTCTTCATCGGGTAACTGTTCTAGGAATGTGCGGTTCCATTGTAATGCACTAAATGTCTTATTACCAACATAATGTTCCGCCATATACGAAATATGTTCATTGCGATTCAACTTGGGTAATATAACGATATCTACATTATGAATCAATGGATGTTCCATTTTGTATGCACAGTATTGAAGAAGACCATGTTTGTCTTGGAAGATACGACGCATTTCCATACCTATCAAGTTACCTAATGTATGGTCTTCATCATGAATACGAATGACCCATGAATTTTCTTGATTCGGCGATGAAAACATGGATAATTTCGGTGAGAGTATTGCATCGGCTACGAGGTTACGATAGACGAGTTCGATACTATGACGCAAGTCGCATAATTGGAGACGCATCATATCGAGACCAGTATGAACAATTTGAACCGGTTTCATAAATCCGATACTTTCGACCGTATATTGGAATGCGGATGGTGTTCCATCGGGATTCTTTCGATAGACACGTTCCTTATCTAATAATTCGAATGAGCGACGCAATTGCGCTTCTTCTTCCTTATTGAAATGACTTAATCCCTTCTTTTCTCTTTCTTGATTCATGTATTCGAGTTTCAGATGGAAGACGTTGTCAATCGTCTTTTCATCGTCCAACATATATCGGAATGCGACATTGCCGGTAGGGTCATAACGCGCATTTTGATATCCGATACCGATGGTCGGACGACAGGTTACACGTAATTCTTCACCGTCGTCTTCTTGTATTAAGTTTCGTTTCAACTTATTGATTGGAATGTAACCATCCACATCATTCACATAGGGGTCGATTGTAAAGTATTCAAGTGGGTTTTGGATACGACGTTCTTCGCTCTTTTCAGTTTTTTGATGTGGGTATTCGATTTCAAAATCTGCAGTGGTTACATGTAATATCCCATTGACATCTAGACGAGACTTTGACTTTGTATTATTTTTGCATTGTAACTTGAATAACGGAACGTCGGATGGATAAGTGAAATTCATCGAACGCTTACCGGTCTTTGAGTCGAATTTCGTTTGAATCGCAAGGTTCGGATGATTCATACGAACCGGAACAAGTGCAAGACGATGTGATAGAAATTCATTATGGATACCGGATGTATTCTTATCGATGACGATAGAACGTTTTTCCGGGTCATTATCCCAAGTATCATCGAATGCAACCGTTGGTACACGCGAAGATAACGTACGACGTAAGGTGTTTGCAAAATGGAGAGATACGTCGTGCAAGTCGAATTGGACTTTTACAGATGTTCCATTCACATCAGTTTCTTTGAAATTGCGTACATAGTGCGATGAAGAAGATGACTTTGAACGACCACCTGTTTGTAATCCATCAGCGGAATTCGACAAAGATGCAGATTCAGAGAATAATGACGGTGCAGACATATTGATATTGTTAGATGACGTATTCGATGCGATATTACTATATAATCAGAATTAAACAAAATGTATTTAACTATCAAATTTTGCAAGATGTGCGTTGCATAGTGCATTGCATGTGCGTTGCATATATCAATATAATATCTGCGAATTATCATAATCTATAGATTGTATCCATTCTTAATACGCATACTATAGTATCGTCACAAATGAGTTTAGGAAAACCTATTTTATTTTATTCAAAGAACTGTCCATATTCACAACGCCTATGGTCCATGTTACAAAATGAGGGACGTCTAAACGATTTCATCAAAATATCGACAGACGATAATATAACAAAAATACCATCGTATATTCGCGAAGTTCCGACAATATATGTTGGACCACAGCAAATCTATACTGGAATGGCAATCCATAACTATCTGACTTCATTGCCACCACCTGTCTCCGCAGTATCGTTCGGAAGTTCGCAATCATTGCAACAACAGGACCCGTCCTATACACAACAATCGACGACATATAAACCGATGGAACGTTCTGGTCCGAAACCATCCGGGAATATTAACTTTACGAAGATGGAAGCAAATATACCCGAACGATTAGACTCACGACCACGTATCGACACCGGAACGCGCGGACATTCAGGTATCGACGACTTCATTCCTTCTGAAATGAGTGGTGCATGGTCGGATTCCTATTCATTTTTACAAGATAATCCTGCACCGCTTTTGATGAATTTCGACTATATCAATGATACGTCTATGTCTGAACAAGAAAAGATGCGTCAATTATCTTCGCAATCGAATTCCGCTAAATCGAATTCGAATGTTGTATTGTCGGAAACCGAACGTCGTTATCAAGAAATGCAAAAGGCGCGCCAAGCACCAATCACACGTAATTCCTTTCGATAACGGATATGAATATACATATGAATATAAAGATTTTGTTGTTATCATACGTTAGACCACGTCAATTTTATTAGTTTTATATTATACGATACACCTTATACACCATGAGTTCATTAAAAAAAGAGACCGTTGAATTATTCGCAAGTCAATTGAAAACCTTTGCGGAAATATTAAGAGACCGATTTCCACAAGAACCGTTGTTTAAACGTGCAGTGACTGCGACGATTGCGATGAAAACCTTATGTCCTCAAAAGTGTATTAAATTATTCATTGCACATTCTTACAAATATCGCGATGATGTAATGAATAAAAATGAAAAGGACTTATTAGAACACGACTATACAGAAGGATTACTCGACCTTGCAAAAGATGCGAGTGAGTTTATTACAGCAGATGAATCAATCGAACTGATTAACACACTTAAAAAACACTGGTTCGAATTCGACGAAGACGAAAAAGAAAATATGTGGAAACACATGCAGGTATTGATGATATTGGCAGATAGATACCTCCAAGAAAAATCGAAAAAGAAAATAGGTTTATTTCGATAGTCCTCGTATCGAACGATGAACAACAACATCACATTACATCAAAGCAATTCATATATCGGACATTATTCCAGGATTATATGAATTGGTTTCTATTTAAAGGCATAGTGTCGAAGTTTTCTCATACGGACATCTGATATTACCATTATCCAATGAATAAATTTAACAAGTGTCTTGCAGAATTTTTAGATGTTTTAAAACAAAATTATCCAGGTCAAAAGGAATCGATTGAAAAGTATTATAGCAATTTACGTAAATCCGAAGAACACGGCATCGATGAAGGTGATGTTGCAGATGCACCAATCCGTTATGTATGCGGACGTCGATTCGTCGATGAATATATTGCAAACTGCAAGGGAAAGGGTAATGAACTCTCTACCAAGAATGAAATTATCTTTTCAAGAAATTCCGTATTGTTACACAGTGTAGATTTATATTCGATATGGAACGACGAAGGATTATCGGATTCACAACGTGAAAACATTTGGAAGTATTTACATACACTATATCTATACGGCGTCGAATGTCAATTAGACAAAGACTTTAAGACAGTCCATCGTGGTATCAAAGATGCGATTAAGCGTGGTAAGACATTAAATGAAAAAGAAAAGACGTTTATGAACATTATCGATGCGATTTCACGTGAAAAGAAGATAGAAAAGGAATTGGATAACGGTGCAGACGATAGCGACGGTGATAATGATGCCGATGCGGACGGAATGGGTAATGCATTCGGCGATATTGGTGAAGACATGAAAGAATTATTCGAATCCATTGGCAGTCATATCTTTGACGGTCAAATCGGTACTCTTGCAAAGGAAATCATGGATGAAATTGATTTAGACAAGTTGAAATTAACGGACCCGATTGGATTTGTCAAGAACATTATCAGTGGAAATATGAATGGTCTCGACGGTAATCCGGAATTTGCATCGGTTGTTAAAAATATTGTCAGCAAATTACAAGCAAAGTTGGAATCCGGTGCGATTGACAAAGACAAATTAATGCAAGAAACCCAAGCAGTCTTTGAAAAATTCCAAAAGATGGGTTTCGATGATGACTCGGATGGTGAAGAAGATACGGAAAACGGAGGTGGTAAGAAGAAGAAAAACAAGAAGAAAAAGAATCCGATTATGAATATGATGTCGAACATGATGAAAAAGGCAGGTAAAGGAAATGTGAATGAAGGTGATTTGAGTGAAATGATGAAGAAGATGGGTGGTAGTGCAGAAGATATGGAATTATTCACTACTATGATGAAGGAAATGGGTGGTAGTGGTGGTTTGAATAATATGGCAAAAGCAATGGGATTCGGAAGCGGTGGTCGTATGTCTAATCGTATGTCACAACGCGAACGATTGAAGAAAAAGTTAGAAGAACGCAATGAACAAAAATAAAAAATGGTTGATTGATTGATTCGAAGGATTCCGATAATTTAACACATCTTTCATATGGTTCGTAATATGACAGAATGTGGAATAAACATTAACCCAAGACGCCGTGTATCAACACGATGTATTTTAGATTTTGGTTCATCCGAAGACGTCGCAGATGAGGATGCGGACGACGATTTCGGTATTGTCTTTATCTGTTCCAATACATCAGGAGACGTATTCAAGTAATTTACGAATGCGACGAGTTGGTCATCCCATAATTGGCGCGAAGGAATGAGACAGATGAGATTGTAATGGAAGTATCCAACTGTCCCGACGAATGCAGTATTCTTCGCGTCCGTAATGTTACGTCGTATGTAGATACACGACTTACCGACACAGGATTTCATTTTATCGACATTGCGTTCGAGTGCCCATCGATACCAGTTTGATTTATCGAATGTCATCATTTTGCCCGATGGTGATTTCACTCTGCGCGATTTAAGTTGTTCGCTGACACCATATTTTAATAAATGGTCACGCATCGGTCCTTCATCTGGAAGTCCGTCGTCGCAATAGAGGAACTTGCAGGTTGTATCTTTGTCCATCAGGAGGTCGATATTACCAATATCGGTTTGGAATATTTCGTCGCACCCTGAAAGCATACCACTATAGACATCGAATAGGTCATCGACGGATGTTACGAGTATCGGTTCTCGACCGTCCTTGTATTCGATATCGTAAAAGTTGATAGAACCTTCGCGAATACGTATTTGTTTATCTTCACCATTCACTTTTACGATTTCGACGTCGTGTAATCCACGTTGATAGCGAAATACGACTACATCTAAATCGGAATCGTCGTAGATTGTATCATCTTCCGGGAAGAGAAAGTCCGTGAATGACCCTTCTTTTACCATCCGTTCAATAAGACGGAAGGAATCGTCGGAATTAACAAAGTTTGTTGGTACGATGAATATCATTTCGCCGTTGTCTTCATACAAGAGGTTGAAACATTTTTCGATAAACTTGGAATAGAGTGGTATCTCGCGGGAATAGTGTTCGGAAGTTGGATGTGCTTCATGTGGCGGACATCCGACAATCGTTGCATAACGGTCTCGTATGGTTATCTGATTTTCCGCAAGGAAATCAAGGTATTTGAATCGTTGTCCTGGAATACATAAATCGACGTCACGTTCGAGTGTGGAATCGAATTCGTAGCAGGTAATCGGATAGTCTTCGTCATATTCGAGGAATTTCTTCAACAAGTGTCCTTTGCCGAAGGATGGTTCTAAAAGACGTTCGTTTTTGTTTTTTACGTGGTCAAAAACGAATTGCTGTAAGATTTCGGATGTGGTAAAATATTGGCAGTATTCGTGGATGCGTTCAGGTTTTTTAGAATATAAGTAACTCATATTGAATTCGTTGGATTTCGGCAGTCGTAAGGATTGGTATATCGAATCGTAACGTAAATTAAAATCAAAAATTAAATTAGTTTGCATCGGTTCCTTCTAATGGCGACTGTGTCACTTGGATACCGCAGTATTTCACCGGATTTTTCTTGTAATCGTGTGCCGTATATACTCCGATTTTGATTCCCTTCTTCAATAGATAACGCATATTACTCCAGAATTCTTCCGTGTGACCTACTGACAATGTCATGATATGTGCAAGTTCGTGAATTGCGACGAACATCATCGTATTAATATCGACCAATTGCGCGGTTTCATCCTTTGCACGGATACAAAAGACAATTTTTTCACCTTTATTGACCGAGTAGGACGTATACGATGTATTCGGAATCGATTCAGAGATTGCATCCGGGTTGAATTTATTAACGAGACGCGATACTTTCGGGTCACTAATATAGTTTGTCTTCAAATATTCCACAAGGCGGATTAAACGAGCACGGATTTCAGCCAATAGATTCGCAGCTTCCAACTTATCCTTGCGATTGCGAACGAGGTATTGACGACCATCCACTGTCGAGGTGACATAAGTTAAATCCGCATGGACTGTTTCATAATTCATCCATACCATTAGGACGATAACAAGTAATGTAATGACGAGTATTAATGACATCGCGATTGTCTATGAAAAGATACTTACTATCACCATAGAAAAAAGAGGTTCATCTGACGATTCTTCGAAATTCGATTGGTTTCGGTGCGAACCGATATCCGGGACCGATTGATTCGATACCAATCGATGTGTAATAAATTTGATTCCTTATATCTCTATGAACGTGAATTGCAATTCAGCATTGACCTATACCTATACAAAACACAACCTATACTTTTAAACATGAGCAAACAAACAAACTGCAAGACGATGCCACAATTACCGCCATCGGATATCGAATTCCAGATTATCGACTGGTATTCTGAAAATTACGATAAACGCGACAATGACGATGATACCGGTGCGCAAAACGAATACGGTGGTTATAATGACAATAACTACAACGACGATTCCGACGGCGACGACCATGAAATGGAATATGATGAAGAACAACAACGTTATATCCGCGTCGATGAAAATGGCGACCCGATTGAACAAGAAGAATTATCCGCAAAGTATGTCATTCATATATTCGGACGTGATAAACAAGGAAACACATACAGTGTCGAAGTCCGTGAATTCACACCATACTTTTACGTCCGTGTTCCTGACCATGCAACGGGTAAAAAGCACCGCGAAGCATTTGAAGGATGGGTTCGTGAATCGATGCACTTCAAACATCGCGACGGATTGCTACATACGACGCTCGTCCAGAAGAAGAGTTTTCGCAATTTCGATAATCACCGAACCTATAATTTCATACGCTTGGTTTTCAACAATACGACGTCGATGCAGAACGCAGTCCAATTATTTCAGCATCGCGTGAAAGACTCGAGTGATTCTCGATTCTCTAAATTGTACCCGAAACGAAACGTGTCGATTCCGGGTGTTACCACCGCATCGGGGTTTCAATTCGATTTGTATGAAAACATGATAGACCCTCTATTGAAATTCATCCATCACAAGTCAGTCAAACCAGTCGGATGGGTCCGTATGTCAAGTAAGAACGTCGAAGTTCGTGATACGACCTTATCAAACTGTACATACAACCTCGCAGTGAAATGGACAGATATCAAAGTGATTGACGTCGAAGAAACTGCACCGTTTCGTGTGATGGCATTTGATATTGAATGTGACTCGGCACATGGTGACTTCCCTGTTCCTATAAAAGATTATACGAAATTGGGTCGAGAAATCTACATGACCTATGTCAAGATTGAAAAGAGAATCACTGAACTCGGACAGGAAATCAAGACACTTGAAAAGAATATACGATTCACAGAAACAAAACTTGCGGAACAAGCAGAAAAGGCAACCAAAGGAAAGAAGAAAAATGCGTCGGCATCGACATCCGCATCTGCATCCGCACTGTCGTCATTTGGAATATCCTCTACAATGGGCGATGGAAAGATGGTCGAAGACATCGATGGTGCAAAGGAAACACTATCTGATTTACAGAATCAATTGGAATCATTACAGCGAATTGTTGAATACAAACGCGAATATGCATGGGCATGTATCCAACGTGCTTTTCAGACCCGCACCGATACAGATGAACAACAAGATGATGTAAAGAGTGACGATTCTGAAATGACCGTTGATGAACCGGTCAATGAACCAGTAAAGAAGAAATCGCGCCGTAAGACTGCGACGTTCGATACCAACGAACCATCGATTGACCATTTGGGATGGACTGAGCAATACAAGTCATTCTTCGATGATATTAATGTGGTCTATCCAAAATCCAAGTCAGTAAAACCAGATGCGTCCGTATTCAAGCGTGTCGCTACGACGATTGCAAAACAACTCAATATTCCAAAGGATGAGAAATCAATTGACCGAAAGAATGCGCAATCAAAGTCTATCCAACATATTATTGATACACTCAACAAAAACTTTCCTTCACTCGAAGGTGATAAGACCATCCAAATCGGACTGTCTTTCATTAAATACGGTCAGACAACACCCTATCAAAACTATATGATTACTGTAGGAACTTGCACACCGCTACACAATGCAATTACCATCGAATGTAAGACCGAACGCGAATTACTATTGAAGTTCCGCGAAGTGATGTTGAAAGAAGACCCAGATATCATTACCGGATACAACATCGACGGTTTTGATACTGCGTGGTTATTTAAACGCGCATCCGAATGTGGTATATCGGATCGATTTGCGCGATTGAGTCGATTCGTCGAATTCCAATCCATATTGAAAGAACGTCAGGTCAAGAGTGCAACTGGCGAATTAGTCCGCAGAGAATATGTCGAATTACCTGGTCGTATCCAACTCGATATTATGCCTCAAGTCCAGAAATCGTATAACCTTGAATCTTATAAATTAGACGATGTATCTGCCGAATTTATGAACGGTAAGGTCGAGTCATTCGAATACGACGAGAAGACAGACCGAACCAAAATCTATACGAGTGCTACGAAAGGTATGCACGTCCGCAATTATGTCATGTTTAATGAAATCGACGGATACCTTGAAAAGAAATATCGCGACGGTCAAAAGTTCGAAGTCCGCGATATGGGAGTTACTGACGACGGCAAAAAGTGGTTCATCGTCGATTCGCATGTCAAATTGAATATGAGTCGCAAGTGTCTCTGGTGTCTCGGAAAAGATGATACCAGTCCATCCGATATATTCAGACTACAGAAAGGAACCGCAGAGGACCGCTATATCATTGCGAAATACTGTATGATGGATGTCATTCTTTGTATTGAGTTATTGAACAAGTTGGAATTGCTGAATAACAATATTGGTATGGCAAACGTCTGTATGAATCCGCTCTCGTGGATTATCAATCGCGGTCAAGGTGTGAAAATCCTGAGTCTCGTTGCATACTTTATCCGCAAGAAGGATTACTTGTTACCTTATCTATACAAGGACCTATTTGACCGCGAAAGTTACGAAGGCGCCGTTGTCCTCGACCCAATGCCGAATATTTACATCGACGACCCGATTTCGGTCCTCGATTATGGTTCTCTATATCCATCGTCAATGATTGAACGTAACTTGTCGCATGAAACGATTATCGGCGGAAATGACAAGACATATCTCGGCGAAGAAGGTGCCAAATTATTGAATAAACTCGGATACGACTATGAAGATGTTACTTATGATACGTATGGTTACACATCAAATGGTTCGAAGATTAAGACTGGTGTAAAGACAGTTCGATATGTCCAATATCGCGACGGAACGAAAGGTGTCATTCCTCAGATTCTACAGTATCTCATCAAGAATCGTAAGGATACTCGTAATAAGATTGCGTATCAGACTTGTGTCTTGTCGAATGGACAGACAGTGACTGGTATGTATAACGAAAAGAAACGAACCATCCGCGACGACAAGGGAACCTTCGAAATCCCGGAAGGTGTAACTGTCATCTCCGCAGAAGAGACCTACAATGAATTCCAACAAAAAGTCCTCGATGGTCTTCAATTGGCATTCAAGATTACTGCGAATTCATTGTATGGTCAAATCGGTGCAAAGACGAGTGATATCTATTACAAGGAAATCGCGGCGTCGACTACTGCGACTGGTCGTGAGCGTCTGATTCAAGCAAAGGAATATGCGGAAAACACACAAAACTATCCACAGAAACTCAATGATGGTCGCACTATATACTTACAGAACAAGGTTATCTACGGAGACTCTTGTACTGGCGACACTCCGATTATGTTACGTGTCGGTAGTGAGGTTCAGTTGCAAACCATTGCAGACTTTGACGAATCGAAATGGTCTGCATATCGCGAATTTAAGAGTGACGACCCTGAATTGACTGACAAGCAACAAGTCAATATGGAAAACGAAAATGTCAGTATATGGACGCACAAGGGTTGGGCGAAAGTCCGTCGCGTGATTCGCCATCATACTTATAAGAAGATATACCGTGTATTGACGCATCAAGGGTGTGTCGATGTGACCGAAGACCATAGTCTATTGGATTTGGATGCGAATCAAATCAAACCGAAGAAATGCCGTGTTGGAATGGAATTATTGCATAGTTTTCCAACGTGTGAATCGTATGACCCATCTTATGACATTGACGAATTCAGAACCACCTCCAAATTGGTAGCACAACAGTATTACTATCACAACCGAAATAACGGTTATGGCATTGAATTGTGCGTTGAAGATTCGGTCTATATCCTCCGAAGACACATGATGCATATTCATAATAATGAAATCGTTCAAGTTCGACTCCTATACGAAAAATACGACGACTATGTCTATGACATTGAAACCGAAGCAGGTGTATTCCACGCAGGTATCGGTAGTATGATTATCAAGAATACCGATTCCGTATTCGTGCGATTCCAGTGTCTCGACGACGATGGAAAACCATTGAGCGGTCGTGAAGCACGTGCGAAGTCCATCAAGTTGGCAATTGATACAGAACACGCGATTCAGAAGACGATTCTCCGCGACCCACAAGTCCTCGAATATGAAAAGACGTTCCACCCATTCATTCTATTCAGTAAGAAGAGATATATCGGCGACTTGTATGAATTCGACCCAGACAAGTTCTCCCGAAAGAGTATGGGTATCGTCTTGAAACGCCGTGATAATGCACCGATTGTTAAAATCGTTTATGGCGAAGTCATCGACACCATCATGAAAGAAAAGAACATTCCAAAAGCCGCTGCATTATTCCAGCGCCGAATGCGGTCTCTTGCAAACAATGAACACGTTGATATCGATACACTAATTATCACAAAGACACTATCGTCATTCTACAAAGACCCTGACCGTATTGCACATAAAGTCCTCGCAGACCGTATGGCAGAACGCGATCCTGGTAATAAACCGCTTACCGGCGACCGTATCCCGTTCGTCTATATCAAGAAGAAGGGTAAGAATGTATTGCAAGGAGACCGTATTGAACATCCCGACTATTATAAACAGCAGATGATGAATCCCGCACACGAGGGCGAAACTATGAAGATTGATGCAGAGTTCTATATTATGAACCAGGTTCGGAAACCAGTGACACAGATATTCGCATTGTGTATTGATAAGATACCTGGATTCCGTGGCGACATGAAAGTCTATGATAAGAAATACAAAGAACTCATCGCGGAAGGAAAACATCCGATCAACGAATGCATCAAGAGGGTGAATGAACTCAAACGCCGTGACGTCGAAAAGATATTAATGGCAGACGTGATGGTGATATTGGGACATCAGCGCGACAAGACACAATCGATTGAAAACTTCTTCAAAAAGATAAATAAGAATCCTCGCACCGAAGCACAAATTGAAGACGTGAGTGACGATAAGTAAATACACGCGCGACAAACATGACAAACAATCATGACAAACAAACAATAAAAAACCCTCTATTTTTTATTGTTTCTATACTTATACACGACGACGTCTTGGGCAATATGGCGCCGACATCCAACTCCAATGAGGACACGGATGACAACCCGGATAGCGTAAGCAATAGTCACGCGTCTCTAAAGGTGGGTCATAGACGGGGTCCAAGTATGGATAGTTGGTATGTAATCGATGGTAATACGGTTGATGATATCGATAGCGATTCGGAAGCGGAACGCTATACACACCTGGATAGAATAAAGGATACGTGTCATGATAGGTTCCAGGAAGTACTTGACGATACATCCCGGTTGAACTTTCGAGGTGAATTGGTGGATATTCTTCTTTTAATTCACCATTTTCAACGACGGGAGGCATCGAACCGAATTCGCGTGGATTACTTGTTCTTGGAACGACGGTTACCGATGGCAATTCATTCGACAATACATCTTCATTTGCACTTTCTACTATATCCTTCGGATGATACGGTATAACAATGAAAAGTAGTAATAATGAAATACATAGAATGGCAAATAGCGTTTGTTGTGCGTAATTCATTTGAACGCGCTTGATATATTATTATAATTTAGAATAAAATAAACTATGAATGTAGAATATACATATCCATGAGTAATAGTAATAGCACAATTGATATATATCCGTCAAGTCCAGTTGATACAACGGATACAAAGAACGAGACCAATGATGTAGATGAACCAACTGAAAATGATAAATCGAATGTTGATAGTGTCAATGATGCAGTGAAAGGTGGCGCGACCAGTGACACGACCGGCGACACGACCGGTATCGTGAATGACGACACGAATGACGGCGCACAAGAAGGTGGAGATAACCATAAGAGTGCAACCCCGGATATATTTACCGGTGCCTATATGTCGTCGGTTGTCGATTTAGTTGTCCCGATGAATATTGCCCCTGACCGTTCAACCGAAAAGTACGTCCATCCAGTGTATCGTCATCATGTCGCAGATGATGGAACCTGGACAAAAGAACTCGATGACCATACTTCAACGAACGTATCTGTGATTTCTATCGTCCATAGCAGACTGACTACACATCCCTATGCATGGTGTAGTTCGCGGTCAGACCTCATCAATGTGCTCGATGCACTCGAAAATAACCCACATGATGTCCTCTTATTGACACGCGACGGGAAAAAGAAAGGGTATATTCCATCGATTCGCGATAGAACTAGACGATCCCTTCAGTATCTATGTGACAATTCGGAAACCGGTAAGGAAATCGATACGATTCTCTCCTACTCCAAGTATAAATACTGGGCAGACATCCCGATGAATACCTGTGTGTATATACCTGTATCCTCGCATACACGGACAATACCATCAATCTACGGTGCCGTTGCAAAGTCTCTGTACTTGTGGAATGACAAGAACCGCGATAGTCCATCGGAAGATACGTTGCGTAAGACGTCCGTAACACTTCGTCGGAATGTGATGACATTTGTTTTCCATAATCTATATACGTGTTATATGGACGGTGTATGTTTCGATAGTCTATTACAACGTGAATACGAGACACACAAGGTGAATGTCGAGTCTTTTTACAGTGCAATGGTCGGTGGCGCGAAGTTCTTTAATCCATGCGTCGAGACATTTAGCGACGACTGGATACGCGGACACTGGAATGAATGGGACAATTCGCTCAAGTATCTTATGTATATCGCACAAAGTCACGCGATATCCGACCCATCTGAACCAACGAAATCGCCGGTTCCGGCACATCCAGGGAATACGACCGACATATTTTTCATTTCGCAATACGTCAATCGAATGATTGTCCTCTGTAATATCCAAAATAGTCTTGCAAATGCATACCATCCATTCCAAGTCGCATTACCTGTATCGACGACGGCTCATATGACAGTCCCTATATTACTCTATACGGAATCCAATGGTCATTATGGTCTCTTATGGTTTAAGCATTTCGGGGTTCCAAAAGGCGGAACGGAACAACAACCGCCGGCAAGTATGGTATTTACGATTACAGACCAACCGCATACACGTCGTGAAGGTCTCTATTCAAAACGACGCAAAGACTGGATAGTTTATCGCGACCCATTTTCTGTCGAAGACTATATCGAACCAATGGACCGAGAACTCGAATATCAACCACCCGTCGCATTATTTATTCCAAGTGCATCTGTGTCTTCATCGGCATCGTCCGCGACACCCGCATCAACGACGGATTCCGATATCGAAATTCGTGGCGGAGGTATAACTCAATCACTCGTTACGAATGGAACCGCGCAACAAGAAGAGTGTGTTCGCCTTGGTGCGTATGCCTATCCTCTATCGATACAAAATATTGAACGATTAAAAGAATATATATCGACAGAAATAGAAGACCCTGTCGATACACATCGTGTCGATAATATGCCGGTTGATGTTCGCAAACTTATTTCCGGAGGTACTATTTCATTTATTGATATGAGTACCAAACGCGGACAATCGGACTATCGCCATGCCGTTGAACAAAAATGGATTATTCATGCTCCTTAATAGGACGAATCCGACGAATACGAGTTTGAACCATTGTCATAATCGAGGTCACTGAATCCGGTATAACAAGCAACACCGATGATTGAATGATAAATTGCATAATATACTATGTATATTTCTGCAAATACAAATGCGACAAAGGTTACCAATATACGCATCATCGACCCATTAAATTGGTTACAATTCCATGCTAACGTTGCAGCTATCAATGATATAATCGCACGACATACGGTGATGATTATTGTCTTGACTGGATAGGTTTCGTAATAATATTTGATACGTGCAAAAAAACTATCGATATCTGTGATGGATGGAATACGTAAGTCCATATATTGTGTCGGAATAATGTCGTCGGTGGGAACGGTCGTTGATGCAGTAAAGTTGTCCTTATTGTTATTATCAATATTCATATCCATATTTTCGTGATGTTTGACTATCAAGAGAATGTTTATTATAAACCCAGAAAATTTATAATAACGATTCGCGGTATGCAAGACCAGAAGTATCGAGACATCTGACTATGCCGTCTTTGTCATCGTCCGTCCAACGACGTTGCCGACTTTCTTCGCGGTTTCATTTGCGGATTGTGTGAAACTTTGAAGTAAGAAATCGAGGAATGAATAGGTAATACTATTCGCAGGTGAATTTAAAAAGTCATACATGAACGATTTCAGAAGAACATATCCGATATAGAGTGGTGCAAGGAAGACTGCCATAAGAATACGTATCCAACGCATATGAACGACGTCCGATGCATATTCGACAGACGCATGATATCCCGCAATATACATCATCGCAAT